CGATACAATAGTCATCGTGGAAGCTGTCGGGCAACCACTAATAACTGTTGCTCTAGTTTGTAATGCCCCACCAACGGAAGGATTCCAAGAAAATGTTTTACTATTTTTAATTGTTGCAATTAATATTTGTCCAAAATTATCAAACGACCAGTTACCTGGTGATAGTACTACAGTAGCTGAAGTACTTGCTGCACCCCAAGCAACTGTACCCCAAGTAGATGTTCCCCAACCATAACCATATGTTTGAGCAACAGGTCCGATATTAGCATAAGGAGCAAAAGATAAACTTCCACCACCTGTAACACCGGTTCCAGTTTCAGCTGTTGTCATTGTAAGTGTAAAAGTGTCAGCTGTTGGAACTGTTTTTACTTCAAAAATATTTGTTGTAAAACTTGCAGACGTATAACCTGTTGTTGTTGGTCCTGGAGTTGTTGCTGCTGTAAATTTAATATAATCACCCACCTCAAGTCCATGTGCTACCTTATTAATAGTAACTGTTGTAGAGGATGTTATTGATGTGTAAGTTGCTGCAGTTAAAGTTGTACCAAGCGGTGTAATATCATAAAAAGCACCACTAAAATAAATAACTAATAATTTATTTGTTCCAATAGCTGCATATTTATTACCCTGTAAATCTGTCCATGTGTGCTGGGCTCTTGCGACTCCAGCTAATTCTTTATTTAAAATCTCTTGCCATCCACCTATTTTTTCAGGATAACCATATCTAAATCTAACAAAATCACCATCAATCCACTGACCTTCTGCAGCAGTTGAAGTATCTTGTTTATTAAATCCAGCTTTTAATGGTATCTTTTTTAATGGCATAGCCCCTCTTTATACTTATAAATTAAGTAAATACCAGAGGAGCTTGAGGTAGAATTGGTGGTAAACTCCTCTAGTAAGAGGATATTATATCACTTTTTAAACCAAGCTGGAAGTCCTAAATGTTTTCTTTTATCAAAGACATTGTCTTTAGCGCCTTTAGTGGTTGCATTATTATAATGCAAGAATACCTGACCACAATCTTGACCTTTAAACTCTTCTCTCCAATGTTCTAGTAAATTTCCTCTATAAACTAACATATCTCCAGGTTTTAAATCTACTTTAATGCCTTTGGTATTTTCAGTTACATATCCTTTTCCTTCAACTACTCCTCCTTTGTTAGGATTTTTTTCTATAAAAATAGGCCATTTGTCTCCACCTAGGTTAAGAGTAGTAGAAATTTCACATGAGAATCTATCTTTGTGGCGATGTAAGACATCTCCATTTTTATAAATTCTAGCATAAGAATATGTTGGAATTAATTTTAATCCTGTTTGTTTTTCCATAATAGGCTGCACTGCTAACAATAAAGTTTCCATAGCAATATCTGAATAATGCGAATAAGTGTTTGGAACTTGTTCATCATTCCATACACCAAATTCAGTTGTGAATGGAGAAATGTATCTTGCATCAAACATTGTTCTTGCAACTTGTCTTTTCATTAAAAAATAATTATAGACAAAATTTGCAATACTTGGATCTATTGCTTTTTCAATTACTATGAATCTATCTTTTTTAAAATTATTAGACATTTACCTTTGCCATTTCTTTTGGAACTGCTTGTATGTTAAAATGAATAAATCTAAATGGTTCTTTACCATGATCTACTGCATATTCATGTTCCATATATCCTGGAAAGAATATAAGCGTTCCTGGTTTAACTTTAAAGTGTACAAGTTCTGTACCATGAGTAATTGCATCTGGTTTCTTAAGTTTTAATTTAGTACATCGCGCGCCTGTGCGAGGTTCATGAAAAATTGGATAAGAAGTTAATTCACTTGCTTTAAGAAAATAAAATCCACCCACATGTTGATTATGATGAATATGTGCAGAATGATGTCCACCTCCGTTTTTTGCAAATTGCTGTACCCAGCTTTCTGAAAAGAAAGTTGTATATTGTTGCATATCAAATCCTTGCCAATCTAAAAACTCCCAAGCTTTCTGACCAATATAATCATGAAAATCTTTAAACTTAGTATCAGCTGTTAATGGTGTTGAATGATAAGAAATACCAAAATCTCCATTCTTTTTGATATAATCTTTCCTTAACTTCATTGCTTCTTTAATATAACTATCAGTTGCTTTATTAAGCGACTTTACAAATTCTGGTTTATCTTCCATCCAGATTGGTGTTTTAAAGTATTCGTTTATAAACATATTATTTAAAAGGATATCCAAGGTGCCATACTACCAATGAATATCTAGTTCCTCTGGTTACGGGTTGGACTCTATGCCACACAAAACTTGGAAATACAACTATAGAGCCTTTAGGAAGTATTTCTTTAACTGTAATTAAATGTTTATCTTCATCGCGCATGTGCGGATCATAATTTCTTGTATCAAATTGTAATTCTCCTCCAGAATATTCTGAACTATCAGTTAATTGGCAAGTCATAGATAATTTTCTAATCTTACCATGACTATTTGGATCTTCTGGGTTGTCATAGGGCTTATCATAACTGTCCATATGCCAATTATAAAATTGATTTAGCTTATATTTAGTAAATTGACAAGATTCAGAAAAAGACCATTCAAAATTCCAACCTGCTAATTTATTTGCTTCATGAACATAAGGATGTATTTCTTTATAAATCCAAGTATCATTTAACCAAACAATATTAGAATTTCTTTTCTTTTTTAAATCTATAATTTCTTCTTCTTTTAAAGGTTGTTCTTTTAAATTTCTTTTTTGACCTTGTCCACCTGTAATAGCTAAATCTTCCTGATGTTGTAATCCATATTTAATAATATCATCACAAATCTTTGGTGGTATTGCTGATTTAAAATAGTAGTAATAATTAGATAAATTCATAGGTAGTAGTTAATATTAAATTTAATTGTTCCGATGTATTAGTTGTTACATGATATCTTTGAGTAGAGGGAAACATTACAAAATCATTATTGTTTAAAGGCAATTCCCAACTTCTTCCTTTTCTTCTATTATCATCATACTCTATAAATACTTTGCACGAATCTTTACTAACATTCACTCCATATAGCATTACATAATCTGGTGAATTTCTTAAATCTACAGGATCTAGTTGTAATAAAGAATGTGAATGTTGTCCTGGTTTATAAATATTGCCAATTGTTTTTTTATGAATTAAAGTAAACCCATATTCTAAATTAATATGTTCTCTTAAATATGTTTGTAACATATCAAAAGATTTAGAGAATGGAAATTCTCTATTATAAATAGTAGAGGATAAAATATCTACACCTAGCTTTTCCCTGTCTATTTCAAAATCTTTTGGCATTTCTATTTTACCAAAATGTAGGTCTATTTGTGATAATACTTTCTTATTCATACCTATTATAGTATGTAATAAAATTTTATAGTAATGTCAAGTATTAGGAAATAGTTTTAAGATCCCAAGATTGTTCAGCTTCATTCCACTGATAATAAGACTTTGCTGTCTTTTGTTCTTCAGTTAACGCTGGTGCATCACCTATTGGTGATTTCCAAGATGCAGTTGCTACATCTTTTACCCATGAAATAAAAGGTTTCTTTGGCCAAAAAATTTGATCATCTTCATCCCAAGTATATCCAATTCCTGCGTAATTTCCTCTAAAAGGTGTTCCACCTTTACTGTGTTTTCCACCTTGTGTATTATAAGATGTTTGAATCCATAACTGAGCTGGCCAGTTATTATGTTTTTCTAGATATTGTTGACCCACTGATTCGTCTTCAACTCCAGAAGCATTCAACATATCACTATTATTCAGTGTTAATACTGCTATAACTTTTCCGTTTAATCCTAATTTTGCAAAATGTGCCATAATTTATCTATTGAAATTTATATCTTATTACAACTATTCCTGATCCACCAGCTCCACCAGCATCACCATCACTTCCACCACCACCACCACCTCCTCCAGAATTAGCTCCTCCAGCTCCTCCAACAGCTGGTCCTCCAGGTGTGGGACCGGGTTGAGTACCACCATTACCTCCAGAGTTTATAGCTGAACCACCTCCTGTTCCTCCTGCACTGTTTCTTTTATTAGCACCACCACCGCCTCCTCCTATTCCACCAACTCCAGCAGGAGCATTACTAGTTTGTGTATCAATAATACCTCCACCCCCTCCACCAGCCCAATAGTAACTACTTCCACAAATATTATTTTGAGTTCCTGCACCACCATTTCCTGATTTACCAGAAGGACCAGCGACTGCATTTTGACCTGTTGCTGATGATCCACCTCCACCACCTCCTCCTCCTCCACCGGTATCATGTGTTGCTCCATTTCCTCCAGTATTTCCTTGAGAGGGACTTGTTGGAGGAGTATTTCCTGCACCACCAGAAGCAGAATTAGAACCACCTCCACCACCAGAACCACCTGTTTTACCACCCCTGTCAGGAAAACTTCCACCTCCTCCACCACCTGTTGATGTTATAGTTGAAAAAACTGAATTATTACCTGAAGTTCCATCTTGAGATGGAGAAGCTGGACCACCTGCACCACCACTACCTACTGTTATTGGATAAGCTTGTGCTGTTACTGGAAATCCTGCTGTTGCTGGACTTGGAAAAACTGTACGATAACCACCTGCACCACCGCCGCCAGAGTGTTGAGAAGATCCTCCACCACCACCTGCTACTACTAAATATTCTACTGAATTTGATCCAGTAGGAGCACCTGCATTTGTTACTGTAAAAGTTCCAGGACCTGTAAATGTATGAATTTTAAAATCACCTGAAGTTGTAATTGTTCCACCTGTTGCTGCTACAAATGGACTTGTTGCAGTTACGTTTAAAGTAGCATCATTAATATCTTTCCAACCTCTTGTTGAATCTATATAAATTAAAGTAATTGCTGCACCATTTGTTGAAATTATAGCATTTCCTGCTACTCCATTAATTTTATCTGTTCCATTTGGATCAATAGTTATATTATTTGTTGCTGCTGTGTTTGCATAATCTGAAACAGCTACTATACTTCCAGCTACTCCTGCTGGTAAGTTTACTGTAATTGCACCACTTGTTGTATCAACAAAATAACCAACACCAGACGCTGCTGTTACTGTTGTAGTCTTAGGAGTTGTATCCCAATTAACTGCACCAGTTCTTCCTGCATCTGCAAAAGAAAGAGTTGCAGAACCATTTGTAACTAATGCTTGACCAGAAGTTCCATCAGCAGATGGAAGTGTCCAGATTTTATTTGTTGAAACTGTTCCTGGTGATTTAAAACCTACATAATTAGAAGAATCTGTATCAGCCAATCTTAATTCTCCAGTTGCATTTAATGTTATAGCAGTTGTAAACGTTGGAGATGGAGCTGTATTAATAATTGGGGATGTTAAAGTTTTATTAGTTAAAGTTTGAATACCTGTTTCTGAAACTGTTCCTGTGTCTACAATGTTTGTACCATCTGCAAATAATATTTTAGTTGATTTATCTGTTGTTGCAAAAGTAACACCTGTCCCACCTGCTTGTTTAAATTCAACGGTAAAAACACCTACTGTGCCATTAGCTACAATGTATGTTTTTTCAATTCCTGTTGGAATTGTTACTACTTGATTACCTGTGATTGTTCCTGTTAATTTTATAACTGCATTTCTTGCATTAGAAATTGCACCATTAGACATTGTGAGAGCTGTTGTTTGAGCCCCACCAGCAATAGAAATTTCTTCATATCCACCAATTGCTTGTTGTAATAGATATAAATTTGTATTTGTAATTTGGCCCCATGTACCAGCGTTTTCGCCAGTTGCCATTATGGATAGCTTAAGATCTGAAGAATAGATTGTTGCCATTATTAATTCCTTATTTTGTTCTTATTAAAATATTTATCAGTTTTTGTCAATTAATACAACCTCTATATTATGCAGCCACTTCTGTCCAATTTACAGATTGACCAGTATTTACACCTGTATAATTTATTGATTGACCAGGATCAACGGGTGCCCAAGCTGTTACATACAACTGTCCGGTTGCCCCTGTCAAGCTAAATCCAGTTACATTTATAGAAACATCTATTTTAGTAGATATTGAATTTAAAGCTAGTGTTAAACTTTGACCTGTTACATTAACAGGGGTGTTTAAATCTATAGATACAGAATTTAATGCTGTAGTTAATTGTTGACTTGTTACAAGAGCCACGACAGCTATATCTATGTCTACATTTCCATTAAAACCTAAAGTTAATTGTTGGCCAGTTAAATTAGCATCGGGACCTGGATCTACTTCACCAAGTGCTAAACTTAATGGATTTTCAAATACTGGAATTGAAACATTACCATCAGCAGTAATACCAACACTACTTAATTGAGCTGATAATGTTTGACCAGTTAAAGTAAGATTAGCTGTTCCTGTAACAGTTACTGAATTTAAAGATGTACTTAATAATTGTCCTGTAACATTTGCAAAATTTATTGTATCAATAGTTACCGTTCCTTGAGATAAACTAAGACCAATATTTTCTCCCCAAGAACCACTTCCCCAACTTCCACTTCCCCATGTTGTAGGTGTTCCAGGTGCTGTTACTGAAACAAGTGTTATAGGAAAAGCATCAACACTATTTAAAGTTAAATTTGCTAAATTAGTTGTGAGAGCTACACTTCCATCGATTGTAAGAGAAATAGAATTTAAAGATGTACTTAACTGTTCTCCAGTTAAAGAAACATTTGGACCAATAGAAATAGAAACAGAATTTAAAGCAGATGTTAATGATTGTCCTGTTACTGAAACATCGGCATCATTTGCTCCACCAAATACACCTGAACTCCAACTTAATTCACCCCAAGCTGAATTAGCCATGTAAGAAAACTCCTATTAAGAGATCCTGATAATAGCTGCTGAACTTGTAAATGCTGGGAATTGAATAGTAAATGTTCCTGCTGTAGCTGTCTTATCAGTTGTAAAACTTAATACTGCAACCGCAGCATTACTGAATGATGTATTATATATCAAACAACCTCTAGCAGTTAATGTAACGTTCTGAAAAGATAAATCAGCAAAATCTGTGAAAGCAACTGTTGATACAAGAGATGTTCCAGAATTTACTAATGCTTTTCCACCTG